ATCATGAGTATACAACCAAACCCTTTAGCAAAATTTGCTAGTTATAATTATAGATATAAATTAGGAGTTGTTTCAGCTGATAAAGTAAACAACCCTGAATTGTACATTGAGAACGGCCCTGATGTTACAATAATATCATCTGGCGGCGCTGCTGGCAAAAATGTTACAACATTTGCTGAAGAACAGCTGGGAGTAAATGTAGAATTTTTTATCGATGACTTTAACAGCGAATATCTAGTTGTTCCTAACCAAGCAACAAGTGTAAGTAATCAAATACAATTTGAATTTAAAGTAACCGAACCGTTGAGTGTAGGATTATTCTTTCAAACAATAAAACTTGCAGTTAGTCAAGTGTACAACACTGAATTTAGTTATTTAGAAGTTCCATTTTTATTAGAGCTAGATTTTGTTGGATACGATGGAGACGGAAACATATTTCAAGGTGTTGAAGCTGGTATACCAAAACACAGTTTGTTAATAAAACTTACAAATGTTACATTTAATGTTGACCAATCTGGTTCAATTTATACAGTAACAGGTATACCGTGGAATCATTTAGCACTTACAAATAATGCATCAAGAATACAAACAGACTTTAAACTTGCTGGCGATACAGTTGAAGCAATGCTAGAGGGTAGTGAAAATAGTTTAACTGCACATCTTAATAAAATTGAAAAAGAACTAGAAGCTACTGCTGGACAAGAAGGTAGACACAAAATAGTTGGAAATAGGTATCGTATAAGTTTTCCAAACGATCCTAGTACAAAACAACCTACATTAGATTTATTTCAAGTAAACACCAGCGGCGATCCCCGTCCAGAGGAAAGAAACGCCAACGGAAATTTTGTAAACAACAGTGACGACCTTAATGCACATCTAGCAAATGATACTGCCAGGGCCTATAGTGCTACAACGACAACAATAATGACACCTGGTGGCCCTGAAGAAATAGTTCAAGGCGCATCTGAACTTTTGCAACGGCAGAATGCACTATCTCAAGTGAGAACATCAAGTGCTACTGCTAGTGGTAGTGTAAATTATCTAGGACAAAGTGCAATTATTACAGACTTTACAGATTACGGAACCAATCCGTTTGGAATAGATAGTGTAGTGTTTAACTTTGATGAAGGCGATGATGATAGAATAGGCGATGAAATATATACTCGTGGTCCTTTAACAATTGATGCAAATACTAGAGAATTTCAATTTGATATTGGCACAAAAATATCTAAAATTATTGCTGATGTAATTTTATCCAGCGATTGGGGCTTGAATCTAATCAATCAAAAACCTGACGATAAAGGAAATATTGAATGGTTTAAAATTCACACCGACACAAAGATACGTGGCATTGAAGAATTAAAAAATACAGGAAATTTAGCATTTGACTATAATTTTATAGTAACTCCTTATAAGACTGATGCAAGTCTAATTGCAGGAAATACAGTAGCACACAATTATACTGCAAAAATTGCAGATTGTGTAAAAAGTTATCAGTACATTTACACTGGACTAAATCAAGATATTATTAACTTTGAATTTAACATAGACAATGCATTCTATAAAGAAATATTTAGAAGCAACGAAGGAAATATTGATAATGCCGCAGACGGTGGTACCGCAGTAACTACAGATGTAGTTGAGAGACATGTTGGACGTAATAGTATAACTGATGGAGCAGATCTTGCTTCAATGGGAGCTAGGGCAGCAGTAGTACCTAGTGCTAGTACGAGCGGCGGTAGTGGTGCGAGAACAAGTAAAAGAGAAGTTGCAGACTTGTTTGCTAACGCTGTCTTAAACAGTGATATTGATATGGTTACACTTGATTTAAAGATTTGGGGAGATCCGTATTACTTTATGGATAGCGATGTTGGCAATCAACGAACTCCAAGCGGCGGCAATCCAAATGTTACAATAGATGGAAAAATTGATCCAGCAAGAAACGAAGTATATGTGTTAATTCAATTTAAATCTGCTGTAGATTACAATGGCAATATATTACAAATGGATCCAACTAATTTATTCAGCGGAATTTATAAAGTTGTAACATTTACCAATGATTTATCCGGCGGGTTATTTACACAAACACTTAACTTAATTAGAATGCCAAATCAAACCGAAGAAAGTGTTCAAGCTAGTAATTCTATTGTAACAGCAAATGCACAAGGAAACCTGCCTTTGGTATTGTCAAACTTACAAACTGAAAGTGCTAATAGAGCTGCTAATTTTGAAGCATTAGTACAACAAGCAAGTGATTTACAAACATTACAAACAGCGTTTAGTCAAGCAGGTATACAAGATTTTGAAAAGATTCTAAATGGCGGACAGATATTTGATATTGCCCAAAATTTAGGAGGTGCGTTAAATCAGTTAGGAACAGCACAACAAGGCTTTCAAAATGCACTTAACGTATTAAATGGAGGATTGCCTGGACTGTTAAATCGTGCCCTCGGCGATACTAATTTAGGACAAGCAGTCAACAAGGTAACAAACATTAGAACCAATGTTAACAATATACGAAATGATATTAGAGGACTTTTTTAAATGCCACCTGGAATAAGAAGAACACGTGATGGAAGAACTAAGGATAGTGTTGAATCTAGAAATATAAAGCCTGGTATCCATATTGGAAGAGTAGTAAATCATTTAGACCAAAGATTTATGGGTGCTCTTCAAGTACAGCTATTGAAAATTACAGAAGGCGGCAACGACTTTCAAGAAGGTGGCCAACTTATCACTTGTCAATATGCGCCACCATTTGCAGGACAAACACCTTTACAAAATGTAGGTGCAAACAACACATATGCTGAAAGCCAGCAAAGTTACGGTTTTTGGGCAGTGCCTCCTGATGTAGGAACAAAAGTTATTGTACTACTAATTGAAGGAATGCAAGACTTTGGATTCTGGACAGGATGTGTACAAGATGATTACATGAATTTCATGGTACCGGATGGTAGAGCTGCAACAGCAAACAACAATGATGGTCAAAAACTTCCTACTGGCGAATACAACAAAGCACTAGTTGAACCCGATGGCGAATTGCAGCCTACAAGATATCCTAAACCTGTAAACACAGACTTTGTTGAAAGTCTTTCAGAACAAGGATTGTTGGAAGATGATATTAGAGGACTTACTAGCAGTAGTGCCAGGCGTGAAGTTCCGAGTGCAGTGTTTGGTATTAACACTCCAGGTCCTTTAGACAAACGTGACGGTGCTCCGAGAAATCCTCGAGGCGCAGCAGGACAAGAAGCCAATGTGCCAAGCAGCAGACTTGGTGGTACCAGCATTGTAATGGACGATGGCGATGATAAGATTTTACGTACCGGTGCTCCTGATGTTGGTCCAAGCGAATATGTAGATATTGAAAACGGGTCAGGAACGGGAGACAAAACACGCCCTGCAAATGAATTGTTTAGAGTACGAACACGTACAGGACATCAAATATTGTTGCACAATACTGAAGACTTGATTTATATAGGCAATTCTCGAGGAACAAGTTGGATTGAAATGTCCAGTAACGGTAAAATAGACATTTATGCTGACGATAGTATAAGTTTGCACACTAGCCAAGATTTTAACTTTAGTGCAGACAGAGATATTAATTTAAATGCAGCTGAAAATATTAACATTTCAGCTGGGAATAAAATCAAAACTACAGCAGGTTCAAGCCTAGATTTTACCAGCATTGATTATACTAGTTTTATTGCAGGCGGCAGCTATACAGCAAAAGCAGACAGTTATATTTCTTTAGCTTCGTCTAAGATAGTTAGCATCGAAGGTGCAAATAATGTTGATATTTCTAGTGCCGGATCAAGTGTTAATTTATCAGCATCTAAGTTTGTAAATGTTTCGGGTAAAACAGGCATAAAGATGGGCAGCTCGGGTGATGCTCATATGAAAATCGGTGGTAATATTTTCCAAGAAACTAACTCTTACCATGTAAATTCGCAAGAGTTTTTTGCATATGCAAAAGGACAACTTAACTTAAAATCAGACGCTGATATGTTTTTAAATTCTGCTGTTACAATGAACATCAAAGGCAAAAGTACATACATCAATTCTCTGAGTGGAGACACACATATTAAAAGTGGTGCAGATGTTAAAATCAACGCTGTAGCAGATATCAACAGTTATGCAGTTAATGTTCTGCGAAATGCAACAGCAAATATTCAAGACCGTGCAGCTGCCAGCATTGATGTACAATCAACTGGTGGATATATTAGGTTAAATGCTTCGACTACGATGGATGTTAAAAGCGGCGCTGCTATGAAAGTCACCGGTTCTACAATGGATTTAAAAACATTAAGCGGTGTGTTAATAGCAGAAGCAAGTACTAATTTAAAATTAGAAGGTGCGTTAGTACAGATTGATGCTGGTGCTACTGCAAGTGCAGCTACAGCAGGATCAGCAACTATTGCAAAAACTGCAATTGGCGCACAATCGGCAACTCCTGCTACTGTTGCTATCAAGCCAAATCCTGTTACTCCACAAACGCCAGTTTCTAGTTTGATATCCAAAATTCCAAGTCGTATTCCGCAACACGAACCTTGGCTACAACATGAAAATTTAAATCCATTAGAATACGTTCCGGAAAAAACACGAGCAGGAACAGAATCAGTTGACTCTTTTGTACAACCTATACCAGATACATTTGTCAACATTGGTACTAGAGATACTACAGGAGCAACAACTGCATCAGATAGAAGTACAAATACAGGATTTACTCCTCCTACAGACGGCGAATACTCAGAAGAAGAATTGGGAGATTTCAAAGACTTAGAAAGAGATACAATATATGTAGTTGGTGATTTTCATGCAGCAGGAATACAATCTGCAGGAGGATTCAACGGCTCTCCTAATTCCAGTGCAACAGTAGAACAAATTGCAGCAAACCAAGTGGGAAGAATTCCAGAAAACAGTGTGGTAATTGTAGCAGCTGGTGCAAACAATTCTGATAGCAATCCAGACGTTGTAAAAAAAGCAGTACAAGAAAAAATAGTAGATCCGCTATTATTAAAGAACTGTTATGTATTATTTGTGAATTATCCTACTATTGATTTAGCAGGTTCATATGCAAGTGCTTATGACGCTGTTGGACTTGATTCAAATTACAATGCAGTCAGAGGCGCATTAGATCAAGTTAGTGCAAACGGAACAATAGATTTACTACAAAGTGATATTGATCCAGCTGATTCTAGAAAACTACGTGCAACTACATCTGCATATCAAAGAGTAGTTGCAGCCGCCGAAGGAGCAGTTAGTGCTATTCCAGATCCGTCACCGTTTGACCAATACAACGGAACTTTAGGACCGTTGCTTGCTGCTATAAGAATTTGCGAAGTGTCCGATGCAAGCCCTAGAGGATATGATATTGTTTATGGCGGAATTCCATCTAATAAACAACCTCCTCGTCCTATTACACAAATGACTGCTGGAGAAGTAAATGCGTGGCAATATCGTATTAGGCCTACTACTAGTACAGCAGCCGGTTCTTATCAGATTGTTTCTGACACATTAAAAGAGTTGCTAGACAAAGGAGTTGTGTCTCGTAGTGCCAAGTTTGATGCTGCTACTCAAGACACACTTTGCATTGCACTAATGAAAAATTTACAATCGTGGAAAGACGGCCAAACCAGCGACGAACGCTTTGGATACGGCTTGGCAAGAGTTTGGGCAAGTATGCCTGTTATGATAGTTGGCGTTGGACTATCCAGCGGAACATCTACAACTGTTAATAATGCATATTATGGCGGTGTAGCTACTAATCCTTCAACTGCTCGAAGACCTGCTTCGTTCATCAAAGATGCACTTGTAAGAAGCAAAGAAGGCAATGCACAAGAAAACGAAGAAACTGAAGTAACACTAACTCCAGATCAACTCTCTGCATTAGGATTTGAAGCAGGCGATCCGTACCAAGATTTACAAACACGTGGCACATTTACTGCTCCTAGTGTTAGAGGAACCTTAGAAAATACAGACAGGGTACGACAGCGACAAAAGACGGCAACCTTCCGTTATTTGCCAGTTCAACAACAATTACTTGATGTTTTAAATAGAGCAGCTAATGCAGCCGGTTGTTATGCTCATATTAACAGTGGCGGCCAAATGCCGTATGCAGAGTGGGCTAACAGACCTGCTAGTCAGCGTAAGAGTAATCGTCCAAACAGCAAAGGACGTGATCGAGACTTTTATGTTAAAGGTCCAAACGGTAATTGGGTACCTGTTCGAACAGGAAGTAGACGTCATGATACTGGACTTGCAGGTGATCTTAGACTCACACGAGACGACAATCCTAACAGCACAAATTGGATTAGATACGACTTTAACAGAAAAGGCGAAGGCGCAGATAACCAACTATGGGAATACTTTATCTATTTTGCATTTAAATTTGGCTGTCGCGGATTTGGATTTGGGTACATGGGTGAACGAACAATACACTTAGATTTATTAGGCAAACTGGTCGGCGGCACTTACGACAATAATGCTGTTGGCCATTGGGAAAATACTAATAATCGCTTTGTAAGCATAGCACAACGAGGGTTAAATGACGCATGACCGATACTAATTATGTAGATCCAGAAAAAGTATATCCGTTTGTACACCCAGACGAAACCAAAGTTGTACTCAACGGTGTTGTAGGGCCCGACCCTTACAACGTATCTACATTTGATACACTTGACAGACTAGAAGAATACTATGTCAACGACAAATTTCCATTTTCAGATGTAGAAGGAAAAAATGCAGCACCAGGTTGGAGTTTTGTAGTTAGGGTTAATGAAACCTACGAAGGTGTTGCTGGTAGATTGATATTATTTTATGCAATTGATACCGGAATCGAATCGTCATTGCAGCCTGGACAAAATATTTCAGCGCTGTTGGAAATTCCTATAAAAGATCCGTATGCTGCAAATCCGGGAGCTAGTTATCAACTAGGTGGCGACTTTGATTTTGAAATTTCATTAGAACCAACTGCTGTTCCGGCAGCTACACTTGCACTTGATGGAGTTATAAGAGAAAACGATAACAATCCTAACCAAACTGAACCAGACACTCAGGATGTAAGTCTTGAAGCTGCTGCTGAAAAATCCGCAGCACCTGCCAAAGCTGATACAGATGCAAAATCTACTGAAACAAAAGAAGCACTGGATACAAGTGATACAAGCAATCCAGTAGGTGAAGCTACAGCACAAACCAACACTGATTTAGCAGCAGCGCCTACAGTTGAATCTGATATTAGGAACGCTGCTCCTCCTGGATCTAGTCCAGAAGTTGTTGCAGAATTTGAAGCAACAGCTGACGAATATTCTTCATTACAAACTGAATTAAGTACAAATCCTCCTATTACTCGTGTTGCTGAAATTACAGATAGATTAAGTGAAATATCAACATCTCTACCACCGAGTGTAGCATCTGCATCTGCTACAATTACCAATGCTGTAACTCCTTTACAAAATCCTGGAAATATTCCTGGATTTGAGAGTTTAGTTTCTCAAGCAACTGCAACAGCAGGTAGTTTTGTTTCCGATGCATCAAGTGCATTAGGCGATATTACTAATCTAATAGATTTTGATATAGGTGCATCTCTCGGCGATTTGTCTAATTTATCACAAACATTGCAATCTAGTTTAAGCCAAGCATCTGGTTTATTATCAGGCGGCAACTTATTAGACAATTTGCCAGATATTAATGAACTGTTTAAATTTGATCCACAAGCACTAATTAAAAATATTGATTTAGGACAAGTTGTTAACAGTCCTGCGTTAACCGGAATTAAAGATCTTCTTGAAGATATTACAGCTGGCGGCGGATTAACCGATGTAGTCAATCAATTGGAAGCAGCATTTGGAACTATTGGCAGAGGATTTCCAAATATTCTTGGACTAGCAGATCTAGCAGGTTCGTCAGATGCAGGCTTTGGCTATAATGGAGCACGTAGCACTCCAAGTGGAGAACAAATAGCACAAACTACTAATGCAACTCCTGAAGCACCCGAAGGCGGTCCAGCACCTGAAAGTAGTACTCCTTACGAAAAATTAATTGAAGTTTTAGAAAATACACTTGCACAAGACTGGGCAGTAAAATCCGGCGAAGGCGACGGCATCAAGCCCAGCGAACAAGGTGAAGACCCAAGAGGCAAAAGCCAAATACCTCCGCCACCGCCAAACACCAATCCATTAATCATGGAAGCCTATAGAATCAGCGGACAACCTGGACTAACTAGAGACGGCACATCTGGCGAATATGCCTGGCACACTGCTTTTGTAAATTGGGTGTTGAGCAAAGCAGGATTTACAATAGTAGCATCAATGAGTGCGCAAGCATATAATTCCTACGGCAACAGAGTTAACCATACAAACTTCAATAACCTACGTGCTAGAAAAGGTGATCTTGTGATCTTCAACAGTAAGACGGGTGCAAAACATATTGGATTTTTCTGGAGAATCAACAAGGGTGCTAAGTCTATAACAATACTAGGTGGCAATCAAGCTGGCACAGTTAAGTTGAGTAACTTTCCGTTCAGTTTGACAGATGGTGATTTTTATGTAACTCACATACGCAGAAATTGGGAAGTTCCTGCAGAAGTTGAAGCAGCTGGACCAGAGGCAGATCCTGATGCATCTGATCCAAGGGGAGATCAGATAGGTACTACTGCACCAAACGAAAGTGCAATTGGTCCAACAGGGGCTCCGGCAAATTCTCCAGCAGATGAAATATCTATGGCTAATGTAACCGGCATTGCTCCTGACCCCCTTGATAGAGATCGCGATGGATTACCTGATCGTGCATCAAGATTTGGACTTGAAGATGTAACCAGCATTGCTCCTGACCCTGATCTTTCAAGAGTAACATTCGACGATAATGGAACAGCGACACTACCGCTTGATGCAACTCCTGCAGAATCTGCCGCAGCTAAAGTAGAACTTAATAGAAGAGCAAAACAAAGACAAGACGATGCATATAAAGAACGAAACAGAGACTTAACAGATGAAGAATACGATGCAATCGAGATTCCTCAAAAACTTACTCCTGAAGAACGTAGAGCAAGAGATGCCGCAGACAGAGAAAGAAGAAAAGCAGCCGCAGCTAAACGTAGAGCACAGCAAGCCAAGGATGACGAATTTTATGGTGGCGGCGCCTTTAGTACCGGAAAAGGTACTACTAAAGCAACAAGAGTTGTAACTGAAACTGGTGGCGGATCAACAACTTATACAGCTCCTCCATCAACAGTTGATCGCAGCATAAGTGCTACCGCCGCAGCAAAAAGTGGTTTCTATAGAACCTTATCTAGTGCTCAAAGAAAAGCAGCTAGTCTTAAATCAAAATACGGTGTTATATTAACTCCATACCAGCCCTCGGGTAGCAAAAAGTACCGTTTAAGATAAGGTAAATATAGTATGAGCACATTAGAAAAAAATCTGTACAAAAATCTAAGAGTTAAATCGCCTAAGACTAATACCCAGCCTATTATTGACAAAAGCTACAAAGGCATTAGTACAGTAAGCTCAAAAACAAAAAACTATAGATTACGAAATATTGAATTAATTAAACAAGATATCGTGAATCATTTTCATATAAGAATGGGCGAAAAACTAGAACGTCCAGAATTTGGAACCATCATTTGGGACGTTCTATTCGAACCTTTAACAGACAGCCTCAAAGAAGCAATAACACAAAATGTAAATGACATTATTAACTTTGATCCTAGAGTACAAGCTGAAGAAATTGTTGTAGATTCTTTTGAAAATGGTATACAAGTATATACAACTTTAACATATCTTGATTACAATATCACCGAACAATTGCGCTTTACATTTGATAAAGAAAACGGTCTCATTTAATCTGCGCACTTTATTTTTTTCATAAATATTGTATTAGTAGAGGAAGTGCGAATGTCGGCAACCGATAGACAAAATAAATTATTGTTAGCAGAAGATTGGCAAACAATTTACCAAAGTTTTAAATATGCAGATTTCAAAAGTTATGATTTTGATACACTGCGTAGGACAATGATCAATTATATCAGGTTAAATTATCCTGAAGACTTTAGCGATTATATTGAATCCAGTGAGTACCTTGCATTAATTGACTTGATTGCATTTCTTGGACAAAATATTAGTTTCCGCACAGACTTAAATGCTAGAGAAAATTTCATTGAATTAGCAGAACGTAGAGAAAGTGTACTAAGATTAGCAAGACTTATTAGTTACAATCCTACACGAACACAGCCGGCAAACGGACTACTAAAAATTACAAGTTTACAAACAACTGAAAATATCATTGACAGTAACGGAACAAATCTATCAAGTAGAAATATTAGATGGAATGATAGTGTAAATGACAACTGGTTTGAGCAATTTATTAAAGTTTTGAATAGCTCTCTTACACAAGAAAATAAATTTGGTACACCTAGAAAAGCCGAACTAGTTGCTGGCATTAGAACAGAAAAATATAATGTTGACAGCAGACCAGATGTTTTTCCGGTATTTGCCTTCAATAAAAACATCAATGGCAAAAGTTTGCCATTTGAAGTTGTAAGCACAGATATAGCTGATGGCGAAATTATTGAAGATAGTCCGTCACTTGGCAAAAAGATAGGCATGCTTTATAGAGACAACGGACAAGGTGCTGGAAGTGCAAACAGTGGATTCTTTATGCACTTTAGACAAGGTACGTTACAAAAAGCAGAATTTACTGTTAGTTTGCCTACACCAAATCAAACTGTTGGACTAGAAAGTTCAAACATCAACAACCAAGATATATGGTTATACCAACTAGATTCCAATCAAGTTGAACAAAAATTATGGACAAAGGTTGATGCAGTAGAAGGCAACAACGTCATTTATAATAGTGTTGCAAAGGGTGTTAGAGATGTTTATGCTGTTCAAACTAGGACAGACGACAGAATAAATTTAATCTTTAGTGATGGAGTGTTTGGTGAACTACCAAAAGGAAACTTTAGAGCTTTCTATCGCACTAGCGAAAATTCTGATTACACTATTACTCCTAATGAAATTTCAAATATTAAGTTAAACATTCCGTATGTAAGTGCAACCGGAAGTAACGAAACGCTCATTGTACAACTGTCACTTAAACAGACAGTAAGCAATGCTGCAAGCAGTGAAAGCACTGATAGCATTAAGCAAAATGCTCCAAGTACTTACTACACTCAAAACAGACTTATTACCGGAGAAGATTATAACATTGGTCCTCTT